TGTTCTTTTCAGTGTCTGTTCGCTGGTGTGGCAACAAGGGCCAGCGCCAACGGAAATCTTTTGTGAATGGTCTTGGTAGATCTCTCACATCCCGTACGGACTGTATCATCGTTCCCGACGATGGACCTTTCCCTACTGTGGTTTTCCCGTGGCGCGTTGTCAAGCTCCGCTCTTCCATCACGGACCCATTGTTTTCGCTGGACGACACGTTCGCTCCCGAGCTGCATGAGGTTCGTGTTCGTAGAGAGGAGCGTGCTGCCCTCGCTTCTGCTGCCCCTATCCCTGGTTCTTACCTGGGAGGTGCGGCAGGTAGTGCGGGGCTTGGTGTCGACCTTTTCGGAGATATGACAGCTTTTTTCGAGCTCTTTGGCGATGTCGTTGGTTCCAAACTAATCGACGCTCTGAAGGAGTACGGACCTGCTTTGTTGAGCGCGCTCCCTGAGTGCTACGCTCTCTCCTGTGTTGATTCCCAATTCCGTGCCCAATATGTGCTCTCCCGTGTTTCTTCGTTCATGGTGATGAGCCCTGGTGGGCGGGCGACGGCGTTGAAGCTCTTCACCACTTTGGTGTCGTGCTCCGCCGTGACCGCCGTCATGTCGGCGTTGGCTTCTAAGCCTAAGTCGACGTGGCTGACTGAGTATCTTAGTTTCAGCGACCAGGCTGCTAAGTTTACGGAGATGTTCTCCGCGGTTCGTGATTCCGTGGGCCATGGTACGGTCGTCAGCGCCATGTTGGCGGTTGTTGCGGCTCTCTGGGCTCTCAAGAACGTTGAGTCCATCACGTCTGAGATTGTTCCCGCGTTGTGCTCTCTTATGACTCGTTCTGTTGGTGTGGCGTCTCTTGGCACTATCACTGATATTGTCAAGACCTTAATGGACACGGTCCCGGTTGTTATCGCGGCCGTTGCCACCGCCATCACCACTCGTTCCCTCGCTCCCCTTCTTCGTCGGGAGCCTGGCCTGTTTGAAGAGTACGTTGTGATCAAGACCGCTCACGACCTGCATCTCACCGGGACGTACCCGAACCACCTGTTTCAGACGCACAAGGGGTATGTGCAGGCCGTGTCGGCCTTAGAGCGCAAGTTCGCCGATGCGGTGGCGACGAAGTTCCCTCCGCGGGAAGTCGTCCAGCATCGTGCGACTGTGGCACAAATGTACTCCGAGGCTGTCAATAGTCTCGCGGGGAAGTTTCGTGCCGCCCCCTTCTCGTGGTGTCTGACCGGCGGGTCCGGTATCGCCAAGTCGTCCCTCAACAAGTGGTTGTATGAGAGGTGTTATCAGGCCATCCACGGTGTCCAGTTGTCCCCAGATGAGGTGTATACGCACATCAGCGGCTCCAAGTTTGCAGCTGGCTTGTCCAACCACACTCGGGTCGCGGTGCTTGACGACCTGGCCCAAGGCAAGGCGTCGCAAGGGGTGTCAATCTCGAACCCGACCCAGGATATCATTGACATCATCAACAATGTCATGTCTCCCTCTAACCAGGCTGACCTCCCTCGCAAGGGGAGGGTGTTCTGGTTGGTCGATCTGGTTGGCATCACGACCAACATTCCGTCTCTCACTTCCGAGCTTCACTCCAACGCCCCTGAAGCCATCCTGCGTCGCGTAGCGTGGTTCATCAGTGTCAAGGTTAAGCCCGAATATGTTGAGGAGGGCGGCGTGTCTATCGACAAGAGCAAGTTCCCTCCCCCAAGTGAGGTTCCCATCCCGGATATGTGGACGTGTGTTGTGTATCGCCACGCCCCGTGCCCGCGCAGCGTGGACGTCTCTGGTCACAGGATTATCCGTGCTCCGGGTTGCCCTGTCGAGGGCTGGGACATTTACCAGACCTTGGATTTCATGGAGAAAGAGTCCAAGAGGCACTTTGAGCATCAGAACACTCTTGTCCAGGCTCATACTAACCAGGACCACTCTTCCATGTCTGTGGAGGACCTGCGTAACGCGGCTCGTGCTTACCAGGGCCCCCCTCCTGCAGCCCTTGCCGTCCCGGCCCCCCCCAGCGATGTCTCCGACACTCTGTCAGAGGTTGGTGCTGAGGAGGAGAAGGACGATCTGCTTCAAGAGTCGGAGGAGAAGGTGACTCGGATCCAGGGTGAGGATGCCCTTCCCCCCTGTGCCTACCTGGGGTTCCCGTCTTTTGGGGAATTGAGGAGGTATGTGGGTCTTCCTGCCCCTGGTTTGCCCCGCCGCACTACTGTTGTTGCGGGTACACTTGCCGCTGCGGCTCTCGCGGCGGGTTACCATGGCAGGCGGGGGCCCGCCGTTGGTCTTGGTGTGGCCTCTTACTGCACTTTGGATGTTGCGCGGCGTGTTCGGGCTGCTCGGGAGGACCTGGTGTCGGCTGCCAGGAAGGCCGGCGCTGGCATTGCCGCTGTCACTGCTTTCGTAGCGTGGCTTATATTTCGCAAGCCGAGAGCCCCCAATGCTGTTCCGCTCGGCATAGCGGAGTTCAACCAGCCTCGGGACGAGATCATTGGCCCTCGCGCCACTGTCATCCAGGCATCTTCCACTATTGAAGGTCTGCACAACACGTTGGGGCGTGCTCTGCAAGTCTGCGTGTTCAAGTCTGGTGCTGCGTCTTCTTTCGCGGTGGCGCTCCCGTTGATGACGGGGTTTGCTGTGTGTAACTATCATACGATCGCCCCTATCCTCGATGAGGCTCGGCGCACTGGTCAGTTCACGGCGACCCTCACGTCTGCCAATGACAAGCATTCCACGACCCACACCATGTCGATCGACGATCTGTGGTGTCCTGATCCCCAGTCGAAGGATTTGGCGTTCTTCCGGTACAAGGGTAGGAGTGAGGCTGACATCCGTGACTATTTCATGACGGAGGAGTGGGACCGCGCTATTGGCTCGGCCGGCTCCATTCCGGCATCGGAATCGCGCGTGACGGTTGCGCGGACCAACCTGCAGACGAAGGCGCAGGTCACCCCGGCGCCCGGAAATGTCCAAATTGTGTCGGTCCAGACGCATGGGCGCCCCCGCAAGCGCGTTGTGTCCTTCCCGGACGGGGAGCGCATCATGATTGCGCTGGACCACCTGGCCCCCGCTGTGAGCGGGGATTGCGGTTCCGCTCTCATTATGTCTGTCTCCAATGCCGGGTCCAACGGCACGTTTGCCGCTGGTATCCTTTCGGGCATCAGCCAGCTTGGCGATCAGTCAAAGTTGATTTTCGAGCCGGTCACCAGGGAGGTGATCGCTGCCGCCGTCAATGCGCTGTCGAGCATCCGCCCACTTGGGCACGAGATTTTCGGTACAGCCGACCACCTTGTGTTGTCAGAGCGCCTCCACTCTGGTCTTCCCCTTTCCGCTCCTGGTGTTAGGGCTCTTGGGTCGCTTGTCGTGCGCGACGGCCCCGAGAAGGGTAGGAATAACAAGTCGGTGTGTACGTTTGTGTCTCAGCTGTCCCACAGCAGGTTTGAGGGTGATTACCTTGACACGTATCTCGGTCCCCTCAAGCATTGCATCCCCCCTCGGCCGCGCGACGCTAGTCACTTCGCGAACTGCCTGGCGCGTATGGCTAAGCACGGGCACGAGGTCCCCGTGGACGTTCTGCAAGCAGCGCAGGATGATCTTATTACCCAGTGGGTGCGGCGGATCGAAGATGTTCCGGCGAAGCTCAGGCCGCTTTCGTTGTTTGAGGCGTTCAACGGGACCCCGGATATCAAGCCTCTCCCCCTGAATACCGCTGCCGGTCCTGGGATGAAAGGGAAGAAGCGGGATCACGTGGAGGAGGCGTGTACGCTGGACTGCGCTGACCCGCTTTGTTTACTCATGCACCCTTCGGCCACTGATTATCAGTGTCCGGGGCGCGTGAATTACATGCCCAACCCCGGTTTCTTGCGCGGAGTGCAGACTATGGAAACTAAGCTCCGGGAGGACCCTGCGGGCGCCGCTGTTTTTGCGGCCAACCTTAAGGATGAGCCCATCGACATTCTCAAGAGGAAGATTCGTGTTTTCTTCGTAGGGATGTCCGCGTTCAACGTGGCGGTTCGGAGGTGGTTATCTCCGCTCTTCGTGATGCTAAATGGTGACACTGCAGCATCCGAGTGTTCCGTGGGCATCGACGTTATGTCGAAGGACTGGGAGCAATTGATGGTCGACCTCGAAGCGTATAACGAGCGTAGGCGCCTGGCTGGCGACTACTCGAACTACGATAATTCCATCCCTTTGGAACTCGTACGGCGCATCTTCTTGGTGCTTGTCGCGGTTGCTCGTGCTGTCGGCTGGGCGGAGAGTGACATTCTCATGGTTCAGAACATCGGAGTTGCTCTTCGGGACCCCGTCTACGATGTGCTCGGTGCCATCTTCCTCGTTGAGGGCACCAACCCGTCGGGGGTGGCTGTCACGTCTTTCCTGAACTCGGCGTACAACTCCTTTATTCATCGCGTCGCGTTCTACTCCAAGAACCCGGAGCTGCGGGCTTCCGCTTGCGTGCTGAGTCGCGGGGGGTACCCCCCCTTCAGGGATTCTGTTGCGCTGCGGACCTACGGGGATGATGTCCTGGGGGCGGTGCGCCACGCCACCGAGTTCCGAGCCCGGCGGATCACCAACTTTGACGTCCGGGATGCTGCTTTGCTCCTCGAGATGACGTATGGTGCCGCGGATAAGGGCGGCATTTTGCCAGAGACGTATGACAAGGGTGAAGTGTCGTATCTTAAGTGCACTTCGGTGTTCTGCCCTTCTATTGGCCGGTCCGTGGGCAAGTTGGCGCTGTCTTCCATCCGTAAGAGTTTGGCGTTTCAGCGCAACGGCGGCTTGGATGCTGCCATCAACACTGCCAACTCTGCGCTCAGGTTGTTCTACGCGCACTGCGACTCTGACGAGGGGAGAATCAAGTTCGCGGGTTTGCGCGAAGAGCTCATTTCCCGGCTTGCGGAGCCGGACGCGATCAATCGCGAGAACCTCCTTGTCTCGTTTCAGGACCTGACAACCTCGCTCTCAACCGGGGACGCTGCGGCGCCCACGTTCCCGGATGAGTGCGAGGCGAGGTGGCTATAGGCCACCCCCCCCCCCCTTGAAAAAACCGGCCAACGTAGCGCCGGCAACATTGGAAGAGCGAC